AGACTCCGTAGCAGGATATTAAATATATGGAAGATTACAACGAAGAACACAAGCCGTTGATGATTGATGAGGCTTTGGAGGATTGGGTCATTACTAAATGTGACTCATGGCGGGATCACTTTGAAGCCAACTATGCACAGAAGTTTGATGAATACTATCGCCTTTGGCGTGGCATCTGGGCGCAGGAAGACGTAACCAGAGATTCAGAGCGTTCTCGCATCATTAGCCCAGCCCTACAACAAGCCGTGGAGAGTTCCGTTGCGGAAATTGAAGAAGCAACCTTTGGAAGAGGAAAGTTCTTTGACATCACTGATGATGCTAACGATCCTGACAAAGCTGACATTGTTTATCTTCGTAATAATCTGCATAAGGACTTTGAGAAGACTAAGGTTAGAAAAGCTGTTGCGGAGTGTCTTATCAATTCCGCTGTCTTTGGTACGGGGATTGCGGAAGTTGTTCTTTCCGATGAAAAAGAAATGATGCCAGCCACCCAGCCCATTATGGGAGGGGACTTAACCGCTGTGGGTGTTAACATTGTTGACAGGACTGTCTGTCGCCTACGCCCCGTAATGCCTCAGAACTTCCTTATTGACCCCGTAGCAACCTCCGTGGAGGACGCTTTAGGCGTTGCTGTGGATGAGTTTGTCTCCGCACACACCGTTGAGCAGCTACAGGAAGCTGGGGTTTACAAGAAGTGTCACGTAGGTTCAGCAGCCCCAGACTTTGACATTGAGCCAGATCAAGACCTAACCACCTACGCAGACGACAAAGTACGTCTTACTAAGTACTATGGGTTAGTACCTGCTTACTTGTTGGCTGACGCTCAGGCTCAGTTAGCTAAGAGTAATGATGACGACGACGATGAAGTTGAAGAAGAAATCATTGAGATGGACGGTGAGCTGGAAACTGATTCAGAAGAGTACTACGTAGAAGCCATCGTGGTTATTGCCAATGGTGGTATTCTTCTCAAAGCGGAAGAAAACCCCTACATGATGCAGGACAGACCCATTGTGGCATTCCCGTGGGACGTTGTACCGTCTCGCTTCTGGGGTCGTGGAGTCTGTGAGAAGGGCTACAACAGCCAGAAGGCGCTGGACGCAGAGATTAGAGCACGTATTGACGCTCTGGCTCTTACAGTCCATCCTATGATGGCTATGGACGCTACACGTATCCCCAGAGGCTCTAAGCCTGAGGTACGTGCGGGTAAGCTTATCCTCACCAATGGTAATCCAGACGAGATCCTAAAGCCCTTTAACTTTGGTCAGGTCAGTCAGATTACCTTTGCACAGGCTGACGCATTACAAAAGATGGTACAAACCGCTACAGGAGCCATAGACTCTGCGGGTATCTCAGGGAGTATTAACGGTGAAGCAACGGCTGCTGGTATTAGTATGTCTCTTGGTGCTATTATTAAGCGCCATAAGCGTACACTGATTAACTTCCAAGAGTCCTTCCTAATCCCCTTTGTAACCAAAGCTGCACACCGATACATGCAGTTTGACCCAGAGCACTATCCTGTCTCTGACTATAAGTTTAATGCTACGTCCACTTTGGGCATCATGGCGCGTGAGTACGAAGTAACACAGCTTGTACAGCTCCTACAGACCATGAAGGCAGACTCTCCGTTGTATACGTCTTTGATTAGTGCAATCATTGATAATATGAACCTGTCCAACCGTGAAGAGCTGATGCAACGCCTAGAGCAAGCAGGACAGCCCACTCCAGAGCAGCAGCAGGTTCAACAAGCCACGCAACAGGCTCAGATGGAGTTCCAGCAGTCTCAGACAGCGGCCCTCTCAGGGCAAGCTCAGGAGTCTCAGGCAAGGGCGCAGAAGATTGCTATGGAAACACAACTTATGCCTCAGGAGCTTGAGATTGATCGCATGAAGGCCGTGACGACTAACTTAAAGTCTGGCACTGAGGACGACAAAGAGTTTGAGCGTAGACTTAAAGTAGCCGATATGCTGTTAAAAGAGAAGGCTGCTAAAAAAACTACATCTAACAACACTATCCCAATGCAACCGAGAGGGCCTAATGGTCAGTAACAGAGAACTAGAAGAAATTGTAGCACAAGTTAATCGTAACTTTGCTTTACTTTTTGAAAGACTGGAGGTTTTAGAAAGTGCCGAAGAAGAAAGACTCAAAGCTGGAAAGGGCGGGAGTAAGCGGTTACAACAAGCCAAAGAGAACGCCTAACCATCCAACTAAGTCCCACGTAGTCGTTGCCAAAGAAGGTGACACAACAAAGACAATTAGGTTTGGACAGCAAGGTGTGAGTGGTGCGGGTAAAGCCCCTACAACTGAGAAAGAGAAAGCCAGACGCAAATCATTTAAAGCTCGTCATGCGGCAAATATTGCAAAAGGTAAAATGTCAGCGGCTTATTGGGCCAACAAGGAGAAATGGTAATGCCAAAAGTAGGTGGAAAAAGCTATAGTTACGACAAAGCTGGTATGGCGGCTGCTAAGAAAGCAGCTAAGAAGACTGGTAAGAAGATGACAATGGCAAGTAAGAAGACTAAAAAATAGCTTGACTTTTTGTCTAAAATATGGTATAATATACCTGTACATTAAGTACACAACTTTAATCTGTCCTTTAAAGGAGAAACAGTGAACGATCAAGAATTTGAAGACTATACCAGAAGTATGCAAGAAATGTTCCGAAGCTCAGGCTGGGAGTATTTCTTAAACGATCTCAGAGGAAGCGTCCCAAACGTCAACTCCGTTGAGGTCACTAAAGACTTAACAGACTTATTCTTTCGTAAAGGTCAGCTTGCAATCATGGCTAATGTTCTTAACCTTGAAGCACAGCTAGAAAGCGTTATTGAAGAACGCAATAACCCACAGGACAACGATCAGGAGGAAGCCGCTTAATGCGTCTTCTTTTTGACTTCAGATGCCCTGACAATCACGTTACGGAGGCCCTAGTAGCCTCCGACGAGACAGAACACACCTGTGGTTTATGTAATAAAATTGCAACTAGAATCATATCTCCCGTTCGTTGCTCACTTGACCCCATTAGTGGGGACTTTGTAGGTGCTACTATGAAGTGGGCTAAACAACGCGAACAGAAGATAAAACTAGAAAGAAAGGCAAACTCGGAGTAGACCTTTCTTATACAAACCATGTCACTCCATAATACGTTAGTACGGAGATTTAATAATGGCTACACTCTTAGATGAGCGTCTTGATGACGAAGAACAACCAGACGAAACTGAACAGGCTGGTGATTTTGAAAATGACCCTGTAGAGCAGGAAACTCAATCAGAAATCCCAGACAAGTACAGAGGTAAATCCGCAGAAGATCTTGTACGGATGCACCAAGAAGCTGAAAAGCTCTTGGGCCGTCAAAGCTCTGAAGTAGGTGAACTAAGACAGGTTGTTGATAGTTATATTCAGACACAACTCTCAAACCAACAAGCACCACAACAACAAGAAACTGTTGATGAGGTGGATTTTTTCTCGGATCCAGAAGAGGCCGTTAAACGGGCCATTGATAACCATCCAAAGATCAGAGAAGCTGAGAACATCAGTAAGCAGTACCAAAAGACCACTGCCCTGTCTCAACTTCAGAAAGATCATCCCGACATGCAAAACATTTTGACGGATGATAAGTTTGCGGAATGGATTAAAAGCTCAAAGATACGGACTCAACTGTACGTACAAGCAGACAAGCAATACGACTATGAAGCTGCACACGAACTGTTTACCCTTTGGAAAGAACGTAAGCAGGTTGTACAACAAACAGCTAATGCTGAAAAGCAAGGTCGTAAGCAAGCTGTAAAGAACGCATCAACTGGCGCAGCCACTGGTAGTTCTGAAACGAAAACGAGAAAGATTTACCGAAGGGCAGACATTATTAAACTTATGCGTACAGACCCTGAACGGTATCAATCATTGTCCGATGAGATTATGAAGGCTTACCAAGAGGGGAGGGTACGAAACTAATCTATTAAGGAAAAAATATTATGGCTACTTCAGTATGGCCCAGCCAAACAGGTGCAGTAGATAATGCTCGCGCCGCAACGTTTATCCCCGAAATTTGGAGTGACGAGATTGTCGCTGCTTATCAAGCTAACTTAGTACTTGCTAATCTCGTTAAGAAGATGGCAATGACTGGTAAGAAAGGGGACACCATCCACATTCCTAAGCCTACCCGTGGCGTTGCTACTGCTAAAGCAGCAAAGACCGCTGTAACGATTCAGGCAGACACTGAGAGTGAAGTACAAGTCGTTATTGACAAGCACTTTGAATACTCTCGCATGATTGAAGACATCACCGAAGCACAAGCTTTGTCTTCACTACGACAGTTCTACACTGGTGACGCAGGGTACGCCCTTGCCAAGCAAGTGGACAACGACCTCTTCACTTTAGGCAAGTCCTTTGGTGACGGTGACGGTTCTGACTGGACTAACAGTGCTACGTTTATTGTTAATTCAGGCGGTACTGGTGTTGAAGCTTATGCAGGCGCAGGTACTGTAAACGCATTTACTGACGCTGGCTTCCGAGCTTTGATTCAGAAGATGGACGATGCAGACGTACCAATGGACAACCGTTCATTTGTTGTACCTCCTTCACTGCGTAATGCAATCATGGGTGTTGAGCGTTATGTATCTTCTGACTTTGTTGACGGACGCAGCGTACAGAACGGTAAGATTGGTAACTTGTACGGCATTGACGTATTCACCACCAGCAACTGTCCTTTGACGTACACCACGACTGTTAAAGCTGCCTTCCTTGTCCATAAGGACACGATGGTTATGGCTGAACAGCAGGGCATCCGCTCACAGACTCAGTACAAGCAAGAGTTCTTGGGTACGCTTTATACCGCAGACACGCTCTACGGTGTTAAGACGTTACGACCAGAATCAGGTTTTGTATTGGCTGTAGCCGCTTAATCTATAAAAATATGTGTGAGGGAAAGCCTTAGGGCAAGTACCTCACTTTTTATTCATTTATTTTTTTAGTAACAGCGGAGAGCAAGTATGGCGATATTTAGAGGGGACGGAGGATCTGGAGATAGTTCTACGGATGCCTACGCCAGTCAAATAGCAGTCTACGCTCAAACTGCTACTACAAAAGCAAATGAAGCATCAGCTTCTGCAAGCGCAGCGGCCATAAGTGCAACTAACGCTGCTATCAGCGAGGTAGGGGTAGACGCAGACGCACTTGCAGCAGCCATCAGCGCCACCGCAGCGGCAACTAGCGCAACCAATGCTGCATCTTCGGAAACTAGTGCTGGCAATAGTGCAACCGCCGCCGCAACCAGTGAGACCAACGCAGCCACAAGCGCAACTAATTCAGCAACCTCTGCAACCGCTTCAGGAACGTCAGAGACGAACGCAGCGGCTAGTGCTGTCACAGCTACTACTAAAGCTTCAGAAGCCGCCACAAGCGCCTCAGATGCCTCTGGGAGTGCTACAGCGGCCAGTACTAGCGAAACTAATGCAGCAACCAGCGCCACTAACGCTGGGACAAGTGAAAGTAACGCTTCCACCAGTGCCAGCACAGCGTCAGATAAGGCAGGGGAAGCATCCACCAGTGCTACTAACGCAGCAACGAGTGAAAGCAATGCGGCTACCTCAGAAACCAACGCAGCGTCCAGTGCCACCAGTTCAGCGGGTAGCGCCACTACAGCTACAACCAAAGCAACGGAGGCA